CAAGTCACCGATAGCACCGTTCACTGGTGTCCACGAAGTTGGGAGCGCACTGAATGCGTAACTTGGATTCGTTGACGAAGCAGCAGCAGTTCCGTTTGGCTTCACTGTCATCGGTACAGCAGTACCGGCAGTGAACGCATCCCAGAACAACTTCTCAATCGTTGGGTAATCCTGTTGCAATTCAATCGTGACCGAGTTATCAATCATGCCTTGGATGCGAGTCATCGCTGACGATCCCATTGCCGAGGTCACAACTTCATTGGCTGTGGTTGACAATGTGATTGACGTGACATACGCCGAAATATCGGTTGAAGCAGTACCGAAGGTGACTGCCACGTTTGTGAGAACTTGCTTTGCCATGATGTCTGCTCCTGCCTATCGGCGTTTGAGTTGATGTCTGCTCGGCAGAGCCGATGCGATAACACTACACGCCACAAGCAACACTCGGCAAGGGGTCAGGCGTACACCGTGACAACGAAGTCAATCGCCAGATACGTTGCGTCGTTCGCTTCAAGCGTAGAGATGTTGTTCGCAGACTCGACAATCAAGTCCTGCACAACCCCACCCAAAGTCCGATCCGACTCGATAGCAGCCCTGATTGAAGTTGCACCAGCATAAGACAGGTATCCATCCAACAGATTTTGTGCAGTGCGCTCAGCCGAACGACCCACCACAACACTGATCGTGAACTTGTGGGTAATCAAACCCCCACCCATAGCCCCGTTGTACTGAATTGAATCCAGCAACGGCCAAGCAAACGGAGTGTTCACATTGTCAGGCTGATAAGCGTAAGCCCTAAGCCCTGACACAGTTGACAGGTTTGCAGCCAAACCAGTCTTGATTTGGGAGACGGTAGTTGCTGAACTCATGCGAATAGACGCATGCGCCGGTACGGCTCAACAAGTTGTGCCACATCAGGGTCAAGCGCACGGCTCACCCTGATAGCACCCATGTCGCCAAACCCTGCAACACCCAACGGACTGTCATATCGTTTGAACAAACGTGAAGCCTGAATGATCGTTGCCTGTGTGACTGGTTCAGGTATGGACGGCCAACCAAAGTTTGCTGTCACCTGAACCAACGCTTGCTCACCATAGTTGGCATTCACAGTTGGAAATAGATAATCGCCAACAGCACGAATCTTGTCATACGACCAAGTGAGTCCATCAAGGTTTCCGTTCAACGGCTCCAACTGATAATCGGTCACAGACCAAGTGACATCAAATCCGTTACCTGGAAACGATGAAGTTTTGAGCGTGATTGCTGTTCCAGAGATGTCATCAATGTTGCAATAGAACTCGTTCTCTGCTTGATACACACGGGATGTTGCAGAACCAACAGACCAAAACTTACGGTTGCAATACCCATCAATGAGACGTGAAGCAGCACCAGCACAGTTGTCAATCAGATCGTCGTCAACAACATCAGCTGTACCAATACGGAGTGCAGCTTTGATCTGGTTCTTTGTTGCGTAGCCATTGGTGATGGTCATAGTGTCCCAATACTACTTCAACACAAGAGGGACTTCACTTCAGACCTGAACACACTTTGCTGATCAGCAATCGTTTGCCGGTACGAAGCCTGTGCCTCATGATGTGTATCCCAATCAGCCAACACCATACGCAACGCAACAGAAGCCTCATCCAAAGAATCAAACTTGTAGCAATCATCCAATGGCATATCTGCATCAAATCCTGCTGCACCAAGTTTCGTAGACAACACAACACACCCAGCAGACGCAGCTTCGCGAGGAGGTCGATCCCTGCCAGGGTGCCGCCCAAAGTCGATATACACCTGCGATGACCACAACAACTCTGCAACACCTGTGCGACCTAAGCCACGCAACTCCACAAACTCCACATCAGTATGAGCAGCCATGAACGGCCTCAGCAACCCAGCATCCTTGGCAGGGTTCACAACAACACGGTGATTCCTCGCAACATCAACATCTAAAACATCAACCCAATCAGTCAGCATCAACTGATCGCCACCAACATTCTGACGCACATACTCCCACGCATACGCCGACTGGCACAGATGCAACGAAATACCAGACCAATCAGAATGACCATGCGAACCAAAATTGTCAACACTCAACCACCACAACGCACAACGATTCGTTGGAAACTGTTGAGCCAAATGTGGCCATATCTCAGGCAACACAACCAACACACCAGCAGGAACAGATTGCACTACAGGACAGTCATACCGACTGTACGCATTATGGGTTGAAGGCTGAGGATAATAGAGAATGGCAGCTGACCCAGGCTCTATCTCGTTGGCTGTAGCAACCAACTGATGTAACGCTTCAACACCACCAGTCACAGCAACATTGGGTGAAATAACGACCATCTTCAACATTTGTTAATCCCAACCAAGTGTTCTTCTTCGACCCAAATCCCAAGCCCCTGCGTCAGGTATTCCTGACTGCCAACGCATCTCATGGAGGTTGTTGTTGTCTGCGAAGCTGCGTTGATTCTTTTCGCCAAACGCAGGGTTCGCTTTGAGCGTTGACGAATTGTCATGCCCAACAACAGCATCTGAAACCATGACAGGGATGTTGGATGCCTTCGCACGTTGCTCATAATCGTTATCCTCAAAATAGGCTGGGACATAACATTCGGAGAACAAACCGATCTTGCTCACCACATCCTGACCCACCCAAACACAAGACCAGTTCTGTTCCGTTCTCACAACCATATTGTCTTCACAGTCAGCATAGAAATGTTGTAGTTGACCTGGTTCAAAGTATGCGTCAGAGTTCAACAGCAACCAGCCTTGTGCATGAGGTGTCGCCTTGATGCCAAGATTCCAAGATGGTGCAACACCGAGGTTGGTTGGCATACGCCACAAATACCAGTTCTGAATGTGTTGCCAAGGTGCAGTCCAAGCCAACATGTCAGGGTCGTAGCCATCACCATTGTCAATGATGATGAGTCGTTCAACAGGGTAATCAATCGAGCGGATCGCCCGTTCCATCAAGTCGTATCGGTTTAAGACGGGGATGATGATGACTGGCACCATTCAGATAGTCCCTTCATCACAGGCTTCCAATAAGCCTCATACACAGCGTCAGCCTGATATTGCTTAGCAAAGTCCACAGCCACCTGATCCACGCCCCTAGGAGCGTTGTACGCCTCTCTCAAGGCATCCACAATGCTAGGTATCTGAGGGGTGCAGAACCATGCTCGTTGAGCTGCATCCCAGAACGGTTGCACATCAACCTTCCAGCCAGAACCAACTAACTCAGGTTGAGCCGTATAGTCCGACACAATCACAGGAACACCACAAGCCTGAGCCTCAATCACAGCCAACCCAAACCCTTCACCCATAGAACAAGCAAGCAATACATCAGCACTTGAATACATTGCAGCCAATGCAGACTGAGGGAACCCAGCCCGATACGCATACTGATCAATGAACTTGTACTGCTCAGGTTCCAACCCTGACGCTTCCATCAACGCCGGCAAATTGATCCCACCTTGCGCACCATCACGTTCCGTGTGAAGAAACAGAACGGCATCAGGATGTGTCTTAGCGAACACAGCAAACGCCAACACATTCTCAGCAAACGATTTGCGTGAAGGATTCGTGCCTTTGTTAGCTGCGTTCATCATCACAACAAACTTGTCTTCAGGGATGTCCATAATCTCTCGACCTGTCACCTGTGTTTGACCGTTTGTATATATTCTTCCTGGTTTGAAATCAGACTCAATGCCATGAGGTGCATAGAAGTTCTCTATGCCAGCTTGATCCAGCATTGAAGCACCAAACTTTGACATCGCTATCGGTTTGACATTTGGTCGAGCGCACCAAGACAACACATCAGGTGGACATGGCGAATGATCAATCGGAACCCAAGATGCGATGTTGGGACACAGATCAAAAGACTTTGATTGCAACACCCACACATCAAACAAGGTCATCAAGATTGGTGGCAGGTTCTTATTACCGTTTGCCCAATCCATCCAATGAGCAACAGTAATGTCATCAGAGTATGGTGCTGAACCTCTTGGATATAACTTGATTCCATTCCACATTGATGTTGACCCTTCAAGGCCATACATTGCGTGGACTGCTACTTCGTTGCCTTCTTTGATGAGCCTTGGGACGATTTGCGCTGTTTGCTGACCGTACCCACTGTTGGTGAAGGGGGCGTTGGAGTACCAGAGGATTCGTAACGAGTCTCTGTTGGAAGGTCTGCTACTTCCAAGTATTGTGCCACGCCCATTCGGACTAGCAACTGCGCTTCTTGGGGTGGTAGTTCTACCGGTGTGCCTCGGACTAGTACGAGCATCTTTCACTTCCTTCTCCTTCGCAGATCGCAGGGGGGAATAGAAATAGGGTCGGTACGCCCTGCGTGTTCGTACCGACCCTAAGCCTAGGGGAATTATGGGATGTAAGGGAACAAGCCCCTCAGCCTTACGGCTGGAGGAGATGCTTCACATGTGAAGTTTGTGGGAGATTCCCGTCAACTCTAAATGTGCAGCGGAAAGTCCGAAGGTCTGCGCTGAATGCGAAGTCATCCGAAACATCAATCTTGATTCCACCAACTTGTCGCACGTAGTACGAAGGAAGGTGTCCAACGATAACGCTCTTGCTGGTTGTAGCAAGATCGGCCATTGCTGGGTTCTCAAAGATTTGACGACCCAACAAAGTGTCAGGAACATCAACAGCCAACGATGGGCTGAAGAGGTAGATGCCGTCGGTTGACTTGATCGAGCGCACTGCGCCGATGGTCTTCCCGTTCATCTGCCAGCCAACACCTGGCATGTTACGAGCTGCGCCATCGAGGCTGTAGTACAAGTTGATCAGGTCGTTGCCTGCGAGTACTGCTGTGCCTGCTGCGGTACCGCCAACAGCTGATGCTGCGACGATGCCCTTTGGCTGGTTCGTGCCTGAACCTGTGGTCAATGCTGCACCAACACGGTAGCCAAGTTCGGCTCCAGCTTGGTTCGCAATGAACGACAAGATATCAACGCCTGCATCTTCGATCATTTCACGGGATACTTGTACAAGGAACGAGTACTTGTATGCACCGAGAGTGATGAAACTGTTGAAGATTGGATCGGACTCTGCGATTGCAGTGGATTCACCAACGATTGCTGCTGTTGAATACTGTGCCTGCGATGGAATCTGCAAGTTCTCTCCACCATTGGTGTTCAACACCGTTGATGTCTGGAGAACCGGAGCTGCCAAACGGGCAAGTGTGATCACTTGATCGTAGAACGATGTTGGAACTGGTGAACCAGTTGAGGACTTGAGGACATCACGCTTCTCAAACGATGCGCTACGAATCTCGCCCTTAGCCAATGAACGCATGATTTGTGCGTCATCAACTACTGGTGTTGGTACCGAGTTGTTCGGACGGACTTGATCAGCAATCTCACGAGTTGCTGCATCCATGCGAAGCTCACGGGCTTCATCTTCACGAAGTTTCTTGATGGTCAATGCTCGCTCATCAAGTTCTTTGTTGATGCGATCATAGGTTTGTGTTTCTTCGGATGTGAGGTCACGCTTCTCTGCTGAGGCTTTGTCCAAGATTGACTTGGCTTCGTCCCATGCTCGTTGACGGACTTCGACTTGACGGTCTAGATATTCTTTCATTTGATTTTCTGCTTTCAGATAGTTGATGGATTGGGGATACGCAGGGAGGTACTACTTCTCGACCTGATGTGGCTCCACATACAGCAACATCGCTGACGGCTCCGTCAACTATGCAGTGACGAAATGCTAGATGACTTTGTTTAACAAATCAAGGTGCTTGGCCATGATGCCAACAGATGCCGGTGCGATCTGTGGTGCTGGCTCAAGTTTTGCAACAGTCTCACGAAGCAACATTGCGTGATCTTGTGACAATGTTTTGCCTGATTCCAATGTGGTGATGGCTGCTGCTAGTTGATCTGCATCAATTCCTGTGCGCTCACTCAACGCATCCAAGGATCGAACAGATGCTTCTGTCGCTGTGTACGCAGGGAATCCTGTGACAACGCTTACTTCAAACAGTTTGATCTGACGCAATTCACGGGACTGTCCATCGTCCGACCAGACATCGCCACCTGAAGGGACAGAGAAACCGAATGACATTGAGTTCACATCGCCACGCTTCATCAACACTGACAGGTCACGACCAATCGTGGTGTCAGGTAGGGACGCATCAACGAGCAGTCCTTTTGAGTCTTCAGATAGTCGCAGTGTTTTGGCACGGGTTGTGGCAAGAAGCATGCTTGAATCATGGTTCATGTACATACGCACGTTGTTGCGTGACTTCAAACTTCTAGAGAATGCCCCTGGTGCAATCCGTTCTGTGAACGGCAACGGCTCTGAAGGAGAGTTGAACACAGCTGCATAACCTGTAAACGACATGCCGTTGCCTTGTGGATCGGCACGGAGTTCAAAGTCGTTTGATGTGATGCGACGTGTTTCAACTTTTTCAGTCATAGGCGCAATGTTAGCCGAACTATTTAAGCGTGTGCGATGAAACGAGAACAACCTACCTCGTTCAGCTTTGATTGCTTCAGCCTTAGACATGAACCAGTTCATTGCAGGTTCAGGGTTGAGTGGATTGATGCCCCATAGATAGAACGCCACAGCACCGGCACCAGGAAACTCTTTATCATCAGGGTTTGAGTTCTTTGCTGCATCTAAGTCCACAAGATGTCTTGCACCCCAAGCGTTCGCACGAATCACTTTGTCTTCTGTGATGTCACCCCTTGCCATGTCCCGTGCCTCACGCACAGTTCTATCAACCAAACCATCACCAGCCAAACCTTGACCGTAGTAGTCCAAACCTTTGCGAGCAGCCGAACGAATATATGCAGGTACATCCAACGACACTGCACGGATTGAAGGTACCTCATCAGCCTTAATTGTTTTCGGGTCTTTAGTTGCGATGCCTAGTGAGGCATACGCACGTCGAGCAGCAGAATCATTGTCAATGGCCAACTTCACAGTGTTCTCTTCAAGGATGTCAGCAGCTGTTTCCTTCTTGTATTCAGGTGTTGAGATGCTCATATCTTCATTGAATTGAATATCATTAAATTGCACACCAGCATCAGCCAACTCTTGCATCGTTTTCTCTTGATCAGACTCTGGACGACCTGTCACAATATAAATGTAGTAATCGGGATACAACGAGTTCACATAGTCCACATTCTTTTGAATGCCTGAACCACCAGATATCAGTGTGCCATCAATGTCAACAATGATGACTTCATTCGCTTCAGAGTTACGTTCCCCACCTGGAGACATATCTTCAGCCAACGAAACAGCAACCATCTGGTCAACTGCACCCTGTTTAGTTTGATGACAACCAATAACTTCGCCATCTTCTTTAATGGTTGCCCAACCTGAACAATCAGGTGATTTGTTTGTAATGAAATAAGGCATCAGACCAACAACAATACTTCAGCATCATCATCAAGCGTGGAGAACGTAATCGAACCCAATGCCAAACAATCAATCCCACCAAGCCGTGACATCCCCTGAGCAACAATGATTGCTGGTTCAGGAATGACCTCAATCTGTATAGGTATCTCAACAGGCTTGACCTGCTTCCTCAACGGCTTCTGTCGATACGGTTGCTGATAGCCAACACCATCGTCAACAGGAGGTGGTTCGGGTGGTATCACTGTGGCTGTTGCTG